TAGGAACTAGAGTATATTTTGATCAAAGTAAAAATGGATATTTATTTAATAGAGGAAAAGTTGCATCAACATATAATCTAAATTGTTCAGCATTTAACTAAAAAACAATGGCATTAACACCGGATATTAACATATTATCATTTAAAAATTCATATACAATATATGAAAATGAAGTTATTTGTAAAATAAGTGATGGAGAACTTAATATGTCTCAAAATCCAACTTTAACAACAGATACATCAGGTTCATTAAGAGATTTTGCTACAGGATCAGATTTTAATCCTTATGTAACAACTATTGGGTTATATAATGATGCCAATGAATTATTATTAATAGGAAAATTAGGTCAACCAACACCAATATCATCTAATACCGATACAACATTTGTGATAAGGTATGACCAATAATGAATCATTTAAAAGAAAATAATACTACATATTGGAAACACTGGTTGTTTGCTATGAAATTATCTATAGCTTTATTTATACATGCTTGGATTCCCAATATTTTAAAAAATTACGCATCAAATAAAATTTGTAATAAAAAATAATGTGGTTATATAAAGAACACAAAAAAAGTTTTACATTAAAACCTATAAAAACTATAAATGATATGCCCGAAAATACATTTGGGTTTATATATGAGGTTACTTATACCCCAACTAATGAAAAATATTTAGGTAAAAAAGTATTACAATTTAATAAAACATTACCCCCATTAAAAGGTTTTAAACGTAAACGAAAAGTTATAGTAGAAAGTGACTGGAAAACTTATTATGGTAGTCATAAAAGAATAAAATTATTATTAAAAGAAAATTTACAGGATAATTTTGAAAGAAGAATCTTAAAATTTGCATTTAATAAAAAACATTTAACTTACTTAGAAACTAAATATTTGTTCAAAAATCAGGTATTAGAAAGTGAAGAATATCTAAATGATAATATACTTGGTAAGTTTTTTAGAAAAGATTTGGTAGAACCAAATTCTTAACGTACATTGAATATAAAACGCGTTATACTACATGGTAAACCAAATATTACTTGGATTAGTTGAATCCATTTTAGGTAAGAGTAATCCAACCGCTAGAGGTAATTATGCTTTCCATTGCCCTTTTTGTAATCATAAAAATCCTAAATTGGAAGTTAATTTAATTCCCAATAAGAAAAACGAAAATTTATGGCATTGTTGGGTTTGCGATGCTAAGGGTAAAACTTTATTTAGTTTATTTAAACGAAGAAAAGTACCTAATTCAAAAATATCACAGTTAAAGGATATATTAGGTGTAACTGAAAAACATGATAATATAGTAGTAAGTTCTGACGTAGAACTGCCAAAAGAATACAAGTTACTGCATAATATTTCAAAGTCCGATATAGTCGCTAGACATGCTATAGCTTACCTTAAAAAGCGCGGAATTACCATGATTGACGTACTTAAATACCAAATTGGATACTGCGAAAAAGGCCGATATGCTAATAAAATTATTATTCCTACATTTAATGCTGCCGGTGGCTTAGACTATTTTGTAGCTAGATCATTTGAACAGGATCCAATAAGAAAATATGATGCTCCTTCTTCGGATAAAAATATAATAGGTTTCGAAAATACTATAAATTGGGATATTCCCGTTGTATTATGTGAAGGTGCTTTTGATGCTATTGCTATAAAAAGAAATGCAATACCTTTATTTGGTAAAAATATATCTAAAAAACTGATGAAAAAATTAGTTACATCAGAAATTAAAAAAGTTTATCTAGCTTTAGATAAAGACGCTATTAAATCAACTTATAAAATAGCTGAACAACTTCTAAAATTAGGTAAAAAGTTATTTATAGTTGAACTAGATGATAAAGATCCATCCGATATGGGATTTTCTTTATTTACAAACAAAATACAAGAATCGAAAGAATTTAATTTTTCTTCACTCTTTAATTTAAAATTATCTTTATGATTATAAAAAAAGCTAATTTCCCTAAACAGGAATACAATCGTGATTTTAAACAAATCACTACTAATGATTCTCGTTTTTACGAGGATGGGAATAGAACATATCCATCAGTAACTTATGTTTTGTCTTACTATCCAAAAGGTAGAAATTTTGAAGATTGGTTAAAAAAAGTGGGATATGCTTCGGATTTTATTGCTAAAAAAGCAGCAGATGAAGGTACTCTAGTACATAATTTAGCTGAAAGATATTTAAGAGGAGATAAAATTGATTTAATGGATGAAGATCAAAATCCTAAATACGATCTTAAGATTTGGAAAATGTTTTTACGTTTTGTTGATTTTTGGGAGACTAGTAAAGCAGAATTAATAGAAACCGAAGTATTTTTATATAGCGATGCATTAAATATAGCTGGAACCTGTGATCTAGTTTGTAAAATTAATGATGAAATTTGTGTTATAGATATAAAAACATCAAATCATTTACAAATTACTTATGAATTACAATCTGCGATATATGCTAGGTGTTTTGAAGAATGTTATGATCAAAAAGTAGATAAAGTTGGAATTTTGTGGTTAAAATCACCTAAACGTTCTTATAAAGAAGGTGTTTTACAAGGTAAAGGTTGGGAAGTTTTTGAATCTAAGCGTTCTATGGATGAAAATATAGAAATATATAAACATGTAAGAGCTATATTTGATTTAGAAAACCCTACTCTTAAACCAATATCAGAAAAATGGCCAACTTCTGTGCATAAACAATAGGCTTCCTGAATTATTTTTCGTATATTTATATGTAAAGTACATTCTGTGATTACATTAAGAAATATACTTCTCGAGCAATCTAACAATCCTAAAGCTCTTATATTAGCTGGTTCTCCGGGAGCCGGTAAATCATCTATAATTGAAGGTGTTAAAAATGCATTAATACTAAATGTAGATGAATACTTTATGCGTAATTTAAATAAAGCTGGAGTATCATTAGATTTAAAAAATGCTAGTCCTCAAGATAGAAGTGATGCTGCTAAAGCAATGGCATCAGCTAATAAAGAATTTAGAGGTGTTACTAAAGATATAATTTTAGGTAAAAAGAATTTTATATTAGATGGTACAGCTGCTTCAACTAAACAAACTTTAGAATTAAAAAGACAATTAGATAAATTAGGATATGATGTTTTAATGGTATATGTATTCGCTTCATTAGAAAAAGCATTAGAAAGAAATGAAACAAGATTTGATCGTAGTAAAGGTAAAGATAGAAGTTTAGCACCCGCTATAGTGATGCGTACATGGAATGCAGTTACACAAAATTTTGATACTTATCAAAAAGCATTTGGTAAAAATTTTATTAGTGTTGTAAATGATAAATCATTAGAACAAGGAGAACCTCAAAAATCTTTAGAAGATTTAGTTAAAAAATATTTAGATCCTTATAAACCAACAGGGACTAAACCTAAAACGGATAAAGAAAAAGAAAGATCTAATAAAAAGAGAGAAGAGTTAAATCAACAAATCAAAGACTTTTTGAATTCAAATAAAATAGAAGATATTAAAGATAATTCTGTTTCTAAAAAAGAAGCAAAACAAGAAGTTAATCAATTTTTCTCATGAACCCAGAACAAATAGGAAAAAATATAGCTAAAAGAATTTTAGTTGAAGAATTTACTGAAAAAGTAGTTCTTTATCCTGGTGCGTTTAAACCACCCCATCGTGGTCATGTAGCTACAATTCTTAATTCAAATAGTGAAGATATAGATAAATACATTGTATTTGTTTCTACAAAACAAAGAGAAGATGTTGATGTTGAAGAATCAATTAAAACCTGGAATTTATATAAACAAACAATCCCAGGATTAGAAAATGTTGAATTTGTACCAACTGCAACACCCGTTACAGCAGTATATGATTATGCAAATGAAAATCCTACTCATGATATAAGAGCGGTATTTGGAAAAAATGAAAGTAGTCGTTTTAATAGATTAAGAGACCCTGAAAAATATCCTAATGTTGAAGTATTTGATGCTGGAACTGAAGGTGATTATTCAGCTACAAATTTAAGACAGGCTATTAGAGATAAAGATTTAAATCAAATCCAAATCATTATTCCAGCTGAAATTAATCCTGATTCATTTTTAAATATATTTGATCAAGTAGATGAGGGATTATATCCAATGTATAATGTTAAACAAGTTCAAAAAACAAGATATAAAGCATCTGATGTTTGGACTAATGATCCTGATATATTAGAAGAGAATGACCCTAAAAAAGGTACAGGTAAAAAACCAAAAGGATCAAGTCGTAGATTATACACAGATGAAGATCCAAAAGATACAGTAGGAGTTAAATTTAGTTCAAGACAAGATATAGTAGATACTTTAAATAAAAAATCATTTAAAGCTAAATCACATGCTAGACAATCCCAAATTATAAATTTAATACACCAAAGAACTAGAGCTGCATACAATAGAGCAAAAGATTCTAAAGTTAAAAAAAGATTAAAAACAGCCTTAGATTATATTACTAAACGTAAAGAAGCATCTAAGAAAAAAACACAAAGATTGAAAAAAGAAAATAAATATTTAAATGAAGCACGTTTTAAAAATTTATTAACTGAACAATGGCAAGATCATAAAGCTCATGTTATAAATCATTTTACAGACTATGCTACAAATTATCTATCTATTGATAGACCTAAAATAAAAATAATTACTGACCCTCAGTATACCCAAATGCACCATAGTTTTGGTGGTTATATGCCTTCAACTAGTAATATTTCAGTTGTTGTACATAATAGAAATATGGCAGATATTTTACGTACATTAGCACATGAATTAGTTCACCATATGCAAAATCTAGATGATAGATTGACAGATAACTCTGGAGATGATGGATCGCCCGAAGAAAATGAAGCAAATGCTTTAGCAGCTGTTATTATGAGACAATATGGTAGAGAAAATTCACACATATATGAGTAATATTATGGAAGATAAAGATGAAAATAAAGTTCCTGGAGCAGCCCTAATTTTACCTAGAGGTAAAGAAATTATTTTACAAGCTGAAGGAAAAGATTATAAAAGGGGATTACTCGTAGAATTAACTGAAGAAGGTGGTTATAAAATAAAATATTGGTATGGAGATGATGTTAAAGTTTATCCTGCTGAAGTAGAAGTTGATGGTGAATCTATTAAAAAAGATGCTAAAGTAGTAGATATTTTATTCCACCCAGAATTAAAAGAACATTTAAAGGGAAATTTATTAGATCTTTTAAAAGAAGATATTGAAGATGCATATCAAATATATGTTGATATGGATGGTGTTTTAACTGATTTTGAAAGACGTTTTGAACAATTTGCCGGGGTTACTCCAAATGAATTTATTGATCAAAAAACTATAGAATTTGGTAAGAAAAAAGCAGAAGAACAATTTTGGGATTTAATTGATAAACAAATAGGAGTTAGATTTTGGGTAGGTATGCCTTGGATGCCTCAAGGAGAAAAACTTTGGAAATACATAAAAAAATTTAAACCAATTATTTTATCTTCCCCTTCAAGAGATGAATCATCTCGTATAGGAAAAGGTTTATGGGTAAAAAGAAATATTCCTGGTACACCTTTAAAATTAGCATATAAAGCAGATGGAAAAGCAAGATACGCTTCACCAACAAGTATATTAATAGATGATAGAGATGATAATATAGAAAGATGGAAATCATCAGGAGGTATAGGTATTAAGTTTATTTCTGCTGATCAAGTTATAAATGATTTAGAAAAAATAGGTTTATGAGTACACAATTAAAAAAAGAATTTTCACCTGAAGATTTACAAAGAGCTAGAAATATAATTACGGGACAAACTGGTAATCGTACTAAAGTCCAATCAGGTTATGAAAAAAAACAAATTGAACATAAAGAAGGTGATGTATGGGAAGAAAATGGTAAAAAATGGACAATTAAAGATGGTTTAAAACAAACTGTTACTAAACAAGATAAATTAAGAGAATTAGTTAAAATGCCTTTAGTTTGTCCTGAATGTAATAAACCAATGAAAGCAGATGAAAAAAATAAAAAAATGTGGAAAATCCATAATAAATGTTTTCAATGTGTTATTTACTATGAAACAAGTTTAAGACCTGGATCAGAAGAAAAATTTTTTAAATACTCTAGAGATCTTATGAATCAGAATAAAAATACCCATATGGATGAGTTAGATCAGGCAATAGATGCTTGGGCAAATGAGAAAGAAGAAACATTCATTTCTGAAGATGGACATATGGAAAATTGGGTAGGTGGAAGTGTAGATCCTGAAGTAATTAAAAAATTAAAGAATCACATTAAAAAATCAAAAGAAACCACGTTATGATATTTTTATATATTTATAATAGACTAATTTAATTAATTATGAAACACAAAGACCTAAAACACTTTATTAAAGAATCAATAACAGATTGGCTAGAGGAGCGTAAAAGCAAAGACGAATCAGTAATGTCTCAAAACAAAGATAATAATCTTTTTGATTCGGATCCAATTAAAGAAGAAAAACCGTCTATTATAGATCAAATTGGCGAAATGTATTATGTTTCTAAACCATCTAAAAAATCAACTATGGAAGAATTAGTTGGTAAAGGTGATGTATTTGAATTTGCCTCTTTAGGTTTAACTAAAGAAGATATACATGGTATTTTCAAATCGGAAAATAAAGCTAACGCAGTAGCTAAAAAACTTATTAGAGAAAGAGACCTTAAATTAAAGGAAACTTATAATAAAGGTAAAGCTAAACTTAAAGAAATGGAATCTCAAATTGACGAAATTAAAGGTCAAATTGAAAAAAACATGTCTGAAGCAGTATCTAATCCTGATATGAGAGAATCATTAAATGCTGAATCTGATAATTTATATGAAAAATTATCTAAAGTAGAAGGAATGATTGAAAAGTTACGTGAGGTATTAGAACAAGAAAGTTTAAGATTTGAAAAGAAAGGTAAAGATCACGATGGAGATGGTGATATTGATTCTGATGATTATTTAGCTGCTAGAGACAAAGCAATAAAAGCAAATAAGAAAAAATAGTGGATAAATTAAAGCTTCGATATTTAATTAGAGAAGCTATAGAAAATATTGCTAATCTATCAAGTAAATTTTCTGTAGGGGATAAAGTAACTACAGTTGATGGCGATACAGCTATGGTTACAATGGCTGAGCATCCTTTTTATACCGTTGAATTAGAAGCAACAGGTACTACTAAATCATTTAGTTTTTCAGATTTAGCCCCGTATGAAGAAAAAATAATAGCTAAAACCTCAGAAGGTATTTCTCTACAAGAAGGAGTTGATGCTTCTCCTGGTTTATTATTTCACCAAGAACATAAAATTAACCTTTCAGAGTGCGTTTATAGAATTGGTTCAAATTCTTATGTTGAGTTTTTTGCTGAAGCAAGAAAATTATTTAATAAAGGTAATTTAATTTTAAATGAAAGTGATCAATATTGGATTAAAAATACTGATATTGGTGAATATGGTGATATTGACGGTAAACCAGTTCCTTTAGATATTCCTTTTATTAATGAAGCTGAATTTAGAGGAAAAGATGTTAAATTAAATAAACCTAAAAGAGGTGGTTCTAAAGCATATTATGTTTATGTAAAAAATCCTAAAACGGGTAGAGTTAAAAAAGTTTCATTCGGGTCGGGTGGTTTAAGAGCTAAAATTAATAACCCAAAAGCACGTAGAGCATTTGCTGCTCGTCATAACTGTAAAAATAAAAAAGACAGAACTAAAGCTGGTTACTGGTCTTGTAATTTACCACGTTATGCTAAATCATTAGGTTTAGGTGCTAATAAAAATACATTTTGGTAAAATGGCTGCTTATACAGATTATATTTATAAAGGATACCACGTAAGACATTTTTCAGAAGATATTGAAATCGATGAATTAGTATGGCACCGTGATAGAAAAGATAGAGACATTACCCCTATAGGAAAAACAGATTGGCAAATCCAATTTGATGATGAATTGCCTCAACCCATAGATGACTGTATATTCATCCCAGAGGGACAATGGCATAGAGTAATAAAAGGTAGTGGATGTTTAAAAATATTAATTAACGAGCATGCTTAGTTTTCTATATATATCAGTAATAGTAGGTGTTGCTATTGGTTTATTAGTTATTTCATTAAAAAATAAATCCAAAGCTACATGCTGCGGAAGTAATTGTGATTGTCATGAGAATAAAACAAATTAAAAATATAATTGAACAAGATGATTCTATTAAGTACGCTATAGCTACTAATCTAGCTAAATATGGGCGTCCTGATTCTAGACCTGGAGATAAAAAATCTAAATTAACTAAAGGTTTAGAAAAGAAAAGAGAAAAACACGTATTAGATTTAAAAAAATCAATGGACGAAAATCAAGAAGCAGAAAAAGCAATTAGAGATACTTTATCTAAAGAAGGAGGAGCAGCTGGATTAAAACCATTAGTTAAAGCTGTAAAGAAATTTGGAATTAATAAAGAAGAATTAGTTAAACTACTTAAAAAAATAGCTAAAGTTAAAAAACATAGAGATGGAGATTATATTTTAACTCCAATAAAGGAAGATAAATCGGAGATGGATAAAAGGTATGATAGAACAAGTAAATATACTACAATACCTGGTTTAGGTACAACTACTGATGCTGATTTAGAAAGAGAGAGGTTAGCTCAATTGGCCACTAGAAATGAATCAGAAGATGATTCATTCCCAGGTGAACCACCAAGTAAAGGATATATGGAAGCTAGAAAATTAATTGATAGATTAAGAGCAACTACTTTTAGAAAATTTAATGATGATGAATTATATGATTTTAGAAAAACTATAGCTACCGCATTTGATATGTCATTAAGAGAAAGAAAAGTTAGCGATGGAGGACATAGTGGTGGTGCACCAATTGATTTATCTGAAGATAAAGCAGAAAAAATGGCTGCTTTAATTAAACAAAGAGATGCTTTAATAAAAAAACATTCTGACGCTGGAGAAATGTTTAGTGATAAAGTTTATGATCTTGATAGTCAAATTCAAAAAATAGCAAAATCCGAACATTTAACTGAAGATATAAAAGATGATCTTAATAAGATAGCTAATTCACTTAAATCAAAATTTAATGATTTAAGATTTAGTGTTGATTATAACAAATACAACCCAGAAAGAAGCAAAATTAATGTATATGGTTCTCAACGAGATTTGTTTTATTTTGGTAATGAACTTCATGGTAAAGAATTTGGTGAATATGAAGTATTTCATATAGATGATGATGATCAAGGAGAAATAGTTCGTATTGTTAGATCTGATCAAATAATGAGATCAAGTGGACCTGTTTTCCCAGAAAATATGGAAGAAAAAAATAATCCTTCAATGGGTATTGTTAGAAAAAAGTTAGGTAAAGCTCCAAAAGCTGAAAAAGTTGCTTCTAAAAAGAAAATGAAATTACCTACAGGTTTAATTAATTACATGAATTATACTATAGGTGAAGGTCATGGTTTAGATCAGGGTGATGTTGATAAGATAAAAACACTTGCTAAAGCACTTAGAGATGGTGGTGATCTTTCTCAAGATGTAGGTCTTAGAAAAGATGCTATAAGAATTCTTAACTTTTTAATTAAATCTAATATTGTACAAGATAAAACAAAAGATTTATCTAAAGGCAAAGTAGATGAAAAAAAGAAAAAAAAAGATGACCGTTGTACAAGAATAGCAAAACGCAAATACGACACTTGGCCATCTGCTTATGCTAGTGGAGCCGTAGTTCGCTGTAGAAAAGGTGAAATATGGAAAAACGAGAAATAACAAAAATATTAACTGAATCATTACGTGATTGGTTTAAAAAAGAAGATTGGGTAAGAATAGATTCTGCGGGCAATATAGCAGGTCCATGTGGTACTTCTAAAAACAAAAAAAATCCCGATAGATGTCTTCCTAGAAAAAAAGCTCAATCTTTAACTAAGGCACAAAGAAAAGCAACTGCTGCTAAAAAGAAAAAAGCAGGTGCTAAGGGTAAACAAGTTGTACCCAATACTAAAAAAGCCAAAGTTAAAAAATGAAACTTTTACGCAAATTACTTGGAAAACTGGAAGATTGGTTGTATAATTTATACGGTATGGATAATAAAAACCTAGGTAAAAAAAATAAATAATGAAAAAATTATTATTAACATTATCTTTTTTTATAGCATCTTGTGCTTCTCTTCAAATATCTACATTACATTATGATCCAATTTATGGACCTGATAATAATGAAATTAAAGTAGATGTATTAACTACTGATTGGGATGTATTTAGAAAATTTGAAATCGATTCTGATTTCAGATATGATTATGCTTGGTTTGCATCAAATCAATCTTATAGTTGGTATCTTTCTAATCGCTATTTTAATAGATGGTCATTATATAGTCCTTTTACTACATGGGATTTTTACATGAATAGACATTTATTTTGGAATGATTGGGCATTTAATTTTAATTATTCTTATAATTACCATTGGGGAAGAATATTTCCAAGATGGGGAAGTTGGAATAATTCATATTGGGGGAGATGGAATGGTATATACGCCTATAATTTTAATTATAGACCATATTATGATCAATTTAGAATTTATAACAATAATAGAAGAGCTAGAAATATTTCCTATAGTGCTACACCAAGAGGTTCTAATATTAGAGCTAATCAACCTCGTAGATTATTAACTACTACTAAAGAAAATAATAATAGTATTGATAATGTTGTTAGAACATTAAGAAGAAACGGATTTCAAGTTAGATACAATCAGGGTAGAAATAACTCTATACCTATTAATAATAATGTAAGAATTCATTCAAATACCGTAGGTAATACCCTAACAAGAGATTATGTTGCGCCACGCAATAATACACCTATTAGAAATTATTCAACAAGAAGTTCATCTCCTTCTAGAAATTCATCATCAATTAGAAGTTCATCTTCATCCTCATCAAGAGGATCATCAAACTCATCAGGTGGAAGCCGAGGTTGTGCAAAATGTTAAGGTAAATAAAATAATTAATATTTATATATATAAAAATCATAATTATGGACAAATTTAATTTAAAGGAATTCATCGTTGAAAATAGGTTAGGACCTATCTCTAAACTTAAAGAAGAGGATGTAGACGAAGGATTAGAAAAAGGGTACTTCAAAAAGAAATTTAATATTGGAGAACAAAAGCAAAGAGCAATGGAAGCTATTGGTAAAAGAATGGCCGAAGGTTCTTATCCTTTTGAAAAATGCCTTAGAGACCAAGAAGACAGATACGGTGACGAAGAAACTGCAAAAAGAGTTTGCGGTGCTATTAGAGCTGCTTATGGCGAGTAAAGGCGAAGTATTAGGTCTGTTAGAACAAGAAGTAGAGGATTTTATTCAAACACAAGCCGAAAAGATTGTCAGTTTTGAAGATGATCCTATGGCTTACATTCTCAATAAGTATCCTTCACTTAATGATACTTTAACAGATTTAATGACTAAACATTTTGGAGATTATGTTATGGGAATCTATGTTATGGCTCCCAAACCAACTACTTTTAAAATATTACTCCACAATGGCCAGTTTTATTATTTAACTTACGCAAAAGAATCTTACATAGCTAAGATCCAAGGTAAAAAATATTATTTATTAGATTTAGGAGCTGAAGAATATGCTATAAAAGCTATTGCAGATTTACTTACTATGGGTAAACCTCCTGGAGCTAAAGGTCCAGATGATCAAGAAGACAATGTTACAATAACAGATACTGAAACTGAAGTTGATATTAAAGATGAAGAAGGTGAAGAAGAATTATCTGAAGCAAAAGAAAAAGATCCAGAAACAGATGATTATGGTCGTCCTTTTGTAGACCCTAAAGGTTCAAGAACATATATGGATCCAGATGAAATGACACCATATGCTAGGTTTAAGAAAATGATGGGAGAAAAAAGAATTAAAATTATTAGAGAATCTCTAAAATCAAAAAAAACCTCACCCAAGCTTAGAATTTTAAAAGAAAGTGATGCTGAAAAAGGCATTGAAATTTTAAAAAAAGAATTAAATTTAACTGATGATGATTTTATTAAACAATCTTCATTAACTTATAAATTAATAGTCCCTAGAGCTGAAAGATTTGATTATGCTACTAAAATAGATAAAATCGAAGATTTTGAGTTTGATCCTAACCTAAAAGGATCTTCAATAGGAGGAGTTAAATACGGAAATTCTAAATTTTTACTAAAACCATCAGGAGTACAGGGAAGAGCATCAGCTGGTACAGAAAATGAAGATGTATTAGTAAATGAAGTTAGAAAATATTTAGATGAAGGTGCTAAGAATGTTATATTTAATGGGTCTAATAAAAATTATGTTACAAAAAATATAAAAGAAATAAAAGATGTTGGGTATGATACAGCTTCTGGAAAAAAAGCAGATGTAGTACTTATAGGTGATAAAGATTATCCAATTTCAATTAAAAAAGATAATGCTGGTTTTTGGGAAAGTTCAGATACTAGATATAAGACAGTTGTTAATAAATTATCTGAAAAAATTAAAAATGGAGATTATGCTCCTCAATTAGTATTTAGACCTTATGTAGATAAAATGGGTAATACTAAAGAAGGAATTAATCTTATGTATAATGATGAAACAAATCAACCAGTTAGTGGTGTTATAGTAACAGATTTACCATCTAAAGAAGAGGATTCTATTATATTTGGTTCTGATGATGCTGTAGTTGTTTATAAAACGTTCTTACCAAGTGATTTTGAATTAAAAGGTGATAATTTAAATGTTAAAGTAACTAAAATTATTACGGATATGAAAGATATTGAAGAATTTAATTTAGAACCCGTTGTAAATATTAGAAGAGATGTTACTAGAACAGCTACCGGTGGATTAAGAGCTACTGTTCAACCTGAAAATTTATTATATAGAGATGGTAAATTAACAGGTAATAAAATTGAACTAACATATAATGAAATAATGAATTAATATTTATAACATATAGACAGATTCATAGCCTGTCGCTTAAAAAATTAATGAGGAGCTGTGGCCCAATCAATTGGAGCCGCAACTTTTTTTTCGTATATTAACATATAAAACTGTAGTAAATGAATATAGTATTAATTGGAGCAGGAGTAGCAAATGTAAATGCTGCAACTAAATTAATTGATAACAACTTTAAAGGTAAAATTACCATAATGGATATGGGTAAAAATCCATATGAAAGAAAATATTCCGAAGTAATGGAAGGTTTTTTAGGAGCAGGTGGTTGGTCCGATGGTAAATTAACATACCACACTTCTATTGGTGGTCAATTATCAAAATACACTGGTGATGATAAAGCAATGGAATTAATGGATCAAGTAATAGAAAACTTTAAACGTTTCCACCCCAAACCAGAAGCAGTACAATGTTCTAACCCAATAGAAGAACCAGATTTTATTAAACCATATTTTGGTTTACGTTTATTTCCAGTATGGCACGTAGGTACAGATTATTTACATGAAATAGGTAAAAATTGGTATGATTTCTTAGTTGATAATGGTGTAGTATTTAGATGGGAAACTAAAGTATCTGATATAGATTTTGATAAACAAGAACTTACGTTTACTTGTCCTAGATACACTAATAGAATTAAAAAATATGATAAACTTATATTTGGTGTAGGTAAATCAGGTATTGATTTTGGTAAACAATTAGCAGAAAAATATGAATTACCTACAGAACCTAAATCTGTTCAAATAGGTGTTAGATTTGAAGCACCACAAAAACACTTTCAAAAATTAATTGATGTATCTTATGACTTTAAATTATACAGAAAATTTGAAGATAAAGGAGTATCTCTACGTTCATTCTGTACTAATAATAATGCTGCATATGTTGCCGTAGAAGAAACTTATGGTGATCACAGTTACAATGGCCATGCCAAAAAAGATGAATCATTTAGAAATGATATGACTAATTTTGGTATTTTAATGGAAATAAAAGGAATTGAAAAACCATTTAATTGGTCAAGAAATGTAGTACAATCTATAAATAGAGATGGTACTGGATTGTATTATAGTCCTTCTCGTAAACCATCAACTACATCCGAAGGTATAGAAGTATCTGCTACTACTATTAATAGTGAAGAATTATTTATAGTAAGAAAACAATTTGGAGGATACTTTAAATACATTGATGATTTTATTAATGATATGAAAAAAGTATTTCCTACCCTAAATAACGATTGGGGCATCTATATACCAGAGGTTAAATATTTATCACCGGAACCATTAGTCAATTATAATAATTTAAGTTTAACTAAATATGAAAACGTCCATTTTGTCGGAGATGCCCTCAGTGCTAGAGGAATTACAGTCAGTGGAGCACAAGGGATCTACGTTGCCGAAAACATTATCGTCTAATGAACTAGATGAAATGGTAATTGCTATTGATGGTTACTTTTTCTTTAATTATGACGATATGTCGTTTTTCGACAAACAAAAACAACCCGAAATAAAATTACTATTAGATTTAAGGAGTGAGGTTTTATCAAAATATAATGATATAACTAAACTTGATTAAATGAATGAGAATATTATTCATGTATTAATAGCTCTAATCTCAGCTCTTGGTAGTGTTGGGGCATGGAGATTTTATGAATTAAGATTAAAATATAAATCTGATAAAGAATTAAGCCCTCAACAAGCTAATGAAAATTTTATAAAAGATTTACAAGCTAGAGTTGCTAAATTAGAAGCTTTATTAATTGAATCTTCTGAAGAAAAAGATAGATTAAGAGAAGATATTATTGAATTAACTTCCGAAGTTGCTACATTAAAGCAAAAAAGTAAGTATTTAGATAAAGAAAACACTTATTTAAAAGGTCAAAGAAAAGCGCGAAAAAAGTAGGATATTGCAAAGAAAGTTCGTATATTTACGCCTAATTTTAAACGTTATATTATATGAAGAAGCCTAAAGAAGACTATTCAACAAGAACTATTAAAACTCCCGATGGTCTTAAAATTACATTTTTTGATAATAAATTCCATAATTGGGATGGACCTGCTATAAGATACCCCTCTTATATGAAACAAAAACCTGAATACTATCTATATGGTTTTAGAAAAACCAGAGACGAGTGGATGGAACTTAGAAAAGATAGAAATGGTGTCCCACCAGATAAAAATCCACAAGTACAATCTAGATTTTAATGAAAAAAGCAATTATAGTGAGTGGGTATTTTAACCCACTCCATAAAGGTCATTTAGAATTATTCCAAGAAGCAAAAGAAAGAAGTGATATGCTTATGGTAATTGTAAATTCTGATTTACAAAGAGAACTAAAAGGTTCTAAAGAATTTATGCTTGAAGATGAAAGATTTCAAATTATTTCTTCAATTAAATATGTTGATTTTGCTATGATTTCTATAGATAAAGATCAAACCCAAATTGAATCTATAAAGGATATATATAGAATATATAATAAAACACACCATCTAGCATTTGCTAATGGAGGTGATCAAAATAATAATACTATACCAGAAGCTGGGATATGTAAAAAATTAGGTGTATATTTAATAGATGGGTTAGGTGACAAAATTCAATCAAGTAGTTGGTTATTAAATAAATAAAATATGAAAATAGGTTTATGTGGTACAATGAGTGTAGGTAAAACTACATTAGTAAATGAATTACAAAAATTAAAACAATTTAGAGGTTATAAATTTGCTACTGAACGTAGTGGATATTTAAGTAATTTAGGTATTCCTTTAAATACAGATTCTACTTTAAAAGGACAAACTATATTTTTAGCTGAAAGAGTTTCTGAATTATTAGAAGAAAAAATTATAACTGATAGAACCGTATTAGATGTTATGGCATTTACAGCATGTTCAGATACAATGGATTTTAAAGATAAAGAATATTTTGAAGATTTTGCTAGGGTATTTGTAGGTGATTATGATTATATTTTTTATATTTCACCCGAAGGTACTGTAATGGAGGATAATGGGGTTAGAGAAACTAATTTAGAATACAGAGATATAATTGATAAATCTGTTAGAAAAATGTTAAACACGTATGGTCATAGATGCAAAAACATAGATATTTTAAAAGGAAGTACTTCAGAACGAATAGAACAGATATTAGATGCTATAAAATTTTAAATATTTATAGCAAATAATAATCATGGAAGATACATTTAATTTAAAACAGTGGAAATCTGATATTACTCTTAATGAAGATTTAGGTGATCAATTAAAACAATCATCTATGAATGATATATTCCAAGGAGTTAGAAATTTAGCTCACGTAACTGAAACAGATGCTGTTGAAGCTGCTATAACAGCTATAACAGCAATTGGTGTTGAATTTGGAGTTGATGCTAGATTAAGTGAAGATATTGATGATGACACTGCAGAAAAAGCTCCTGTTGGGGATAAAGCACTAAATAAAAAGTTAAGTAAAGCTGATAGAATAATTAAAGATTATCAAAGAATTCAAAAACAAATGCAAACACATCTTGCAATGTATAAAGATTCTGAATCGGAAGAAAATAAACAGTTAGCATTAAATATGCTTAAAAAACAAACCCCTGAATTTAGGGCAGCTAAAAAAGCATACGAAAAAATAAAAGGTGTTAAACTCTAAGGAAAGAATATTATATATATTAAGTCTTGTTTTTCTTGCTTCAATATTAGGATATGTTTTATTTGCAGGAGATGAAGATTATGTTCAGGACTATAATTCTCAAATTAATAATTTAGAAAACAAAATAGATTCTTTACATGGAATAAATTCAACATTAAATACAAAAATTAAAGGGTTGAATGATCAAATTTCTAGTCTTGATAATGAATTAATTTTACAAGATAATAAGATTTTTAAATTAAAAAAAGAAGTAAATGAAAAAATTAATGACGTTGATTTTCTTAATGATGATGAGCTGGAGCAGTTTTTCACAAATCGCTACAGACAGTACCTCGATTCAATTAGAAAAGCAGATAGCGAAACTCATTATTAAAGATCTTCTTTTAGGGGATAGTTATAAAGAAGAATTAATATTAACTGATACCAAAATTGGTATTTTAGAACAAAAATTAGTTTTAAAAGATAGTATTATTTTTAATTTAGAATCAAAATCAAATAATTTTGAATCTATTTTACTTACCAAACAAAATCAATTAAATTTATCTCAAGAACTTTCCAAAAAACTTCAAACTGATTTAAAAAAGCAAAAAGCTAAAACTAAATTATTTGGGGGCGCAGGAATTATACTAGCTGCCGGTGCCGTAATTATATTAAAATAATATGGCTGAGAATTTAAAAGCAATAATAAAAGACGAATTTATAAAATGTGCTAAAGACCCAGTATATTTTATGAAAAAATATTATATGATTCAAAATCCTAAAAAGGGTAGAATCAAATTTAATTTATATCCATTCCAAGAAAAAGTATTAAAACATTTTACTGATGAAGAATATCTTATTATTAATAAGTCTCGACAATTAGGTATATCTACTTTATGTTCTGCTTTTTCTTTATGGACGATGTTATTCCAAAAAGATAAAAATATACTTTGTATAGCTACAAAACAAGAAACAGCTAAAAATATGGTAACTAAAGTAAGGTTTGCTTATGACCAGTTACCAAAATGGTTACGAATCAGAACAGTTGAACATAATAAATTATCATTACGATTAGCAAATGGATCCCAGATTAAAGCAACTTCAGCAAGTTCAGATGCTGGTAGATCAGAAGCAGTATCTTTACTATTAATAGATGAGGCTGCATTTATAGATGGAATTGATGAGATATTTGCTTCCTCACAACAAACACTAGCTACTGGAGGTAGATGTATAGCTTTATCTACACCTTATGGTACAGGTAATTGGTTTCATTCTACTTGGTCCAAAGCAGAAGCAAGAGAAAATACATTTTTACCTATTAGATTACCTTGGACAGTACACCCAGAACGTAATCAAGATTGGAGAGATGAACAAGATGTTATATTAGGTAATAGAATGGCAGCCCAAGAATGTGACTGTGATTTTAGCACCTCAGGTGATACTGTTGTAGAACCAGATGTATTAAATTTTTATGAAAGTACTTTTCTTCAAGAACCAGTTGAACGTAGAGGAGCGGATGGGAGTTTATGGGTTTGGGAAATACCTGATTATTCAAAATCATATGTAGTAGTAGCTGATGTTGCACGTGGAGATGGAAATGATTATTCTGCTTTTCATGTATTAGATATAGAATCAGCAACACAAGTA